GTTGGCGAGGTTCTCGGCTGCTGTTAATCCAGTTCTGGCCAGAATTCAAGCACAGCAAGGTCTAGACCGATTCAAGGTACAGATCGACACTACCACAACGACGCAAGCCGATGTGGAAAATAACATTGTCAGAGGTAAGATTTTCCTCCAGCCGACAAGGTCCGTAGAGTTTATATCTCTTGATTTTGTCGTAACCAACGCTGGAACCGAAATTTAATCTTGCTGATGTATATTTAAGCACGTATAGGAGAAAACAAAATGGCAGAGACTCTTTCAGTTACCGACATGTTGCCGAACAAATTTGAGCCCAAAAGAAAATTTAGGTGGGTGTTCGCGATTGAAGGTATTGATGCATTCCTTATTAAGACGGCGGCTCGTCCGACAATGAACACCGGTGAGATTGAGATTAATTTCATGAACTCTTCTCGGTGGATTGCTGGTAAGACGAAGTTCGATGCGATCTCAGTTACCCTTCACGATCCAATTGCTCCCTCAGGTGCGCAGCAGGTTATGGAATGGGTACGCACACACTACGAGTCGGTTTCAGGCCGGGGCGGTTACGCGGATTTTTATAAGCGTGATTGTCAGCTCAAGATGCTGGACCCAGTAGGGACAGTAGTCGAGCTTTGGGACATCAAAGGATGTTTCCTCACCTCAGCCGGATTTGGTGACTTGGATTACGGTGCGGAAGATCCGGAAGAAATTTCATTGACCCTACGTTTCGATAACGCAGTCCTTCAATACTAATTTAAACCCTTTCCACAGTCTAGATTTGTCGGTGACAGATTGTTGGATAATTTAAGATGGAAACGCCCCACTAAGTTGGGGCGTTTTTTATTTACACATTTTTTGATAGCTATATGATTTACTGAGTATTAGTACTGTACTACAAACGAGGTTTATTAATGTCAAAGAAAAAAGAGAGTTCGGATAGAAGCGAATTATTCGGCGGTATGAAAGAGAATATGCCTACCCGTAACGTCATGAAGGACGATTTTGGGTTTGAGATTCCTGTTGAAAATGTTCCACTTCCGTCCATGGGAAAAGTTTATCCCGAAGATTCTGCATGTCACAATAAAGAGACTTTAGAAATTAGAGCCATGACCGCTCGTGAGGAAGACATTCTTACTTCAAAGGCGCTTATTAAGAAAGGTACAGTTATCTCACACCTCTTAAAGTCGTGTATGATTGATAAATCGATTGATCCCGAGTCGATGTTGGCCGGTGATAGAAATGCTATCATGGTTGCATTACGAGTTACAGGTTACGGTGCAGACTATAAGGTAGAAGTAGATTGTCCAGCCTGCAGCCAGCGCTCGAAACAAAACTTTAACTTAGGTGAGCTAGAGATTAATCGACTTGGAATTGAGCCTGTTTCTCACGGCGTAAATCTTTTTGAGTTCGGAATGCCTGTCACAAAGGCAAAGGTTAGGTTTAAGTTCCTAACCGGTAAAGATGAGCAAGAGATTATGGTTACGACAGAGCGGCGAAAGAAGCAAGGTTCACAATCAGAGAATCTAATTACATCACGTCTACGCTACTCAATTGTATCAGTCAACGGAGTGACGGACAAATCTAAGCTTGACTTGTTTATTCGTAATCTTCCTGCACGTGATTCTTTGGCATTTAGGAATCATCTAGACAAGAACGAACCAGGTATTCAGATGAAGGCCTGGATGGATTGTAATTCTTGTTTAGAACACTCGGAGGTTAGACTGCCCCTGGGGGCGGCGTTTTTTTGGCCTGACGAGTAGTCATAAGGAAACGTTCTTAGAGCATATTTTCGCTCTGATGTATTATATGGGCTTCTCGTACATAGAAGTCTATAACATTCCAATATGGCAACGTATATGGTTTATTCAACGCTTGAACAAAGAGCTGAAGAAATCTCAAGGTGATTCCAGGGCTGCCCATGCAAATTCCGCTGATGCCCGAGCGTTAGCAGGTAAACATAGGGCACAAGTACCGTCAAAATTACGTAGATTCACATAATTAAAACGTGAGGTACCCCATGAAAGATAATAAGAAAGAATTTTTACGGGATTGTGCGAGGTATATTCGTGGCGAAGTGAGTGAAATTTCCTTACGGGGTGATAAGGGTGACTGTGTTCTATTCGCGAATGCTCTAAAAGAATCTCGTAATTTATACGAAAAGTTAAATGAGGAAAATCCCTCGATCTCTAATGTGATGGGCGCTTTGAAAAGAAAACACAAGGCGTCAAAGAAATTGAGGATGGGTGCTGGGTTTACGTGGCCCTTCTAGCTTAAACGATGCGCAGATTTTTAACTGCCATATTTAATGAAGTAAGGGTGGTAAAAGCGTGGCAGCAGACTCGAAAGAACTACAATCGCAATTAGCTATCCAGCAGTCGATCAACAAGGTTTTACAAGATCGACAGAAGGTGCTGGAAAAGCAGCAAAAGTATTTATCTAGCCAGGTAGATACCGCGGTACAGCTGTGCAAGGCCCTAGAGTGTAAGGGTCTGGATGATGTCCAGCAAAAAATGAAGGAAGTCCGAGATGGCTTAGCTGGTGCTGCCTCCGAGGCCGATAAAGCCAGCGGCAAAATTGGTGAAATGACCACCAGTCTTCAAGACACAGAACAAGCGAATAAAAAAGTAATCAAGTCGTTCGCCGACCTGATATCCCATATTAAAGAATCACATGTTGCTTTAGCTGGCTTTGCCGTGGGTGCTGCTAAAGGGTTTAAGAGCGCCATCGCTGATATAACGCAGATGGGTGCAACGATTGGTACGGTTATTGGCGGGATTAAGAATATCGGAATGTCGATCATCGCAATTCCGTTCCAGATGTTCAGCGGACTTGTGGGGATGGCGAACGAGCTGGCTGGAAGTGTCTCTGCGCTTCGGGAAGGGATTGAGGATGTACGAAAGAGCTTCGGTGACTTAAATTCTAATGAGGGTGGCGCTCTTATGAGCGGATTAAGCAACCTTCAATCACAATCATCCAGCTTGGGCGGATCAGGGGTAAGTCTCGCAGCAGTATATGGAGTCGGCCCAGGAGGCGTCGCTGCAGCCTTAGCAGATCTTGCTGCTACAGCAGAGGCGTTAGGACCGAAATTTAGTATGCTTTCCGATGAGTTCGCGAACTCAGCTGGGGAGATTCTTGCATTCAAAAAAGGGATGGGCCTATCAGACGAAGCGATGAGTGGCTTTGCAACAAGGGCCATCTCGTCTGGTGAAAGCTTAACAGACACACTTCAAGATGTAGGTAACTATTCTATTCAAATGGGCGATAAGTTCGGGGTTTCTTCCAAGCTTATATCGAAAGATATGGGCGAGATGGCAGCTGACTTCAAGAACTTCGGAACCATGTCGACCAAGGAAATGGCTGCGGCATCTGTGTATGCTAGAAAGCTCGGTATCGATGTTAAGGGTCTCCAAGGTGTTATCGGTAAGTTTGACGATTTCGAGGGAGCAGCTGACTCCGTATCCCAATTAAACCAAGCGTTTGGTATCCAGCTTGACACCATGGAGATGATGAACGCAGAGAATCCCGCCGAACGAATCGACATGATGAAGAATGCCTTCCATGAGGCAGGCAAATCTATCGAAGATATGACACGTCAAGAACGTGCACTGTTGGCAGAGCAAACCGGCCTTAGCGAAGAGGCTCTTGCCACTGCATTCTCACAAGAGAATATGGGAACTTCTTACGAAGATATTGCTGCCGGCGCTGATGAAGCTGAAGAGAAGCAGCTATCACAAACAGAGGTGATGAACAAGCTTGCTGACACGATGGATCGAGTATTTAACTCAGGCCGAGATTTTAACGGCTTCTTCGATGCATTAACCCAAGGATTTACGAAAGGTTTAACACAATTTCCAGAATTTAAGGAACTTTTAACTGCAATCCGCGAAGCACTACAGACGGTGTTTGAAGCTGGTAAAGAAATGGGTAAGCTTTTTGGTGAGCTTCTAGGTTCTGGTGGATTTGATATTCTCGGTCCCCTTAAAGACATGTTCAACAGCGGCGCCCTGAAGACATTATTCGGTGGAATAGGTGTCGATGAAACTGGCAAGAAAACAGGAACAGGACTTATTGGCGCATTTAGTATGCTTATGAGTTTCCTGAAGGGTGATGAAGGAGTGAAGCTGTCAGACGTCTTTGATTCGGTTTCAGAATCTTTTTCAAATTTCTTCGGAGCAAACTCTGAGGCAGCAACTAAGTTGAAGGAAGGTATTTCAAGAATGATCACCGGGGTTGGTGAGATGATTGCTCAAATGATACCCTGGGTTGTAACAAAGGTTGTAGACTTTTTTAAGGGAATTGCTGAAGCCATCAGAAACCCACCAGACCTCGAAGGCGCAGCGTCTGAGGGGATAGGTGGTGCAATCATGGGAGCCATCTCTAGTATAGGTGGTGCCCTTATGGATGCCGTTCCAGAGTTGCTTGGTGCCTTCCTTGATATTATATCAGCTGTTTTTGAAAAACACGGTGGAAAGATCATCGCCGTTGGTGGCGCGTTGCTTGCATTTGTCCTTGGTAAGATGATTATCTTTGGAGCCATCAGCGCCATTCAAGCAGCTGTGGGCGCAGTTGTTATCAAGAAGTTGACAGACTTTATGTTGAGCGCAGTGGGGGATTCTGCTGATGCAGCAGAAGCGTCAATGCCCGATGCAGCCCAAATGAAGGAAATGGCAAAGGGAGTTGGCGAAGGCCTTGGCGCATTAATAGATTCCGTTGCAGATATTGACCCAGGAAATATCATAAAAGCCGGCGCCAAGTTGGCCTTAATGGCTCTTTCACTACTTCCTGCGATCGCAATCTTTGCGGCTGCTATAGCTGTTGCTGCTGGAATTATGTCAATGGCCCCCTGGGATGGCATCGCGAAATTATTTGTAGTAATGCTGGTTGTCATTCCACTTCTAATGCTAGTAATGTTGGCCGCGAAGTTCTTAGATCCCGGAACATTATTAACATCAGCTGGTCAGATGGCTCTGGCTGCTGTGGCTCTTGGTCTTGGAATGATTCCATTCGCAGTCGCATTGATGATCGTATACGCTCTCATTGGAAGTATCCCATTCATGCAAATCATAAAGATCTTTGCAGTAATGGGCCTTGCAATACTTGCTGTATTTATTATCTCTAAGATCGGTCTTTCTTTGGCTCCGCCGATAACCGCTCCCGGACTACTTTTCATGGGTCTGGCTGCTGTATTAATGACAATAAGCTTCACGCTGTTCGCCGTCGCCCTCCGGGTTGTGCATGCAATTCTGTCTCCCCTTCCCTTTGAAGAAATCGTCAAAATGTTTGCGATGCTTGGCATGGCGATATTGGCGACTGCTGCGTTGGCGTACGTGGCTCTTACGCTAGTACCTGTGGGGATGACTTTTCCGATGATAGTGGTGGCTCTACTTGCTGCCGTGGCTTTCTTTACCATCGGGGTCTTCGCATACGGCGCGGCTCTTGTCGCTCTCACTAGTTTACCGTTACCAGACAAGACAAAAGTAGACGCGCTATTCATAATGCTTGGGAAAGCAATGCTGGCCACGCTTGCACTGGGTTTGCTAGCAGCCCTAGTTGCTGCCCCATTTGTCGCCGGCTTTACAGTGATGGTAGGTGGTATCCTGGCAGCTGCTGGATTCTTCACAATCGGTGTTCTTGGGTTCATGGCTGCGCTAGCAATCGTTACAGCGGCGTTCAATGCTCTTGGAGATCCACTCGGCATCATTCAATTGATAGACATTATTTTTAAGATTGTTACAACAATGGCGATCTTGGCACCCCTGGCCGCGATCTTTGCGTTTATGGGTCCTATAGTTCTACTGATATTAGCTTCAGGCCTGGCAAGCATGGCGATATTCTTTGTAGCTGCATCCGCCTCTCTTGCAACAATGATTGCCGCGGCACAAGCGATGCCAATGGCGGATCCTGAAGACATGAAAGATAGGATGGCTGTAATCGGCGGCGTCGCAGAAGCCCTCCAGGCGATGGGCGGACTAGCCCTTGACGCCGCGAAGTTAGGATTGGCGGCTGAAACGTTAGGGAAGGGTGGCATGGACAAGGTCTTCAATCTAATGGGCGGCTTTCTTGATAAAATCAAGGACACTCTGGTGGGGACTGTCACAACCCTCATCGGACTGGCTGTTGGTTATAGTAAGAGCGATCTTGAGAAAGCTGCGGTGGTCGGAGACGTCGTCGCAGCAGTTGCAGCATTTGCAGCTGCGATCGCTGAGCCTCTCGCAATTGTCGCGGATTTGGTGGGCTTCTTTAACCCTAGCGCTGCATCAGTTATGGCCACCGTAGTGGAGGGTCTCGGTGACATTATGGATATGATGGCCGACAAATTACCAACGATTATATCAGCCTTGATTACAGCGGGTGAAGGAATCCCCAGCGGATTCAAGGAAAAAGCAGAGTCCATGAAAATCATGTTCGAAGCTCTTGGGCCGATGATGGATGCATTAGGTAAGATGCAGGTAATCGCCGAAGAGTCAGTCGCAGGAATTGACGGTCCATCAGTTAGTACATTATTCGACGGAATGGCTGGAGGCCTTCAAGCATTAGCTACCGCAATGCCAGGCGTTATTACCAGCTTAGGCGCACTTCCAGCCGCCGAAGAAATTCAAGGAAATGTTGATAAGTTAGACCAATTATTCGTCGCGACGTCCAGCCTACTTGACGTGTTAGGGAAATTCACAGAGCTTAGCGAGGGTAACGCCCCTTCGATGTCTGAACGTGCAATGGGGTGGATATCTGGCAAACTCGGGATGGATTCAGGACCAACCCCCGCTGCACAAGCAATTCTCTCGATGGTCGAGGAGATGAACTCTATCAATACCGCGCTAGACGGATTACCAGAGATTAATCTCAACGCAAACCTCCAGAAGGTTGCTGATGCTTTCAGCGTTTCCGAGTCCATTAACGTAGAGAATAAGCCCGTTAATATAACAATTAACCTTAGCGTTACAATGGACGCGAATAAGGTAGGTAGTGTTCTGGTTGATAAATCAGTTATGACAACACCGCTAGCCACAGCAGAGGGTCAATAATGAGCAATGAAAAGATTGGTTTGACAGAGGAAGAAGCTAAATACTTAGAGGAGTGTGCAAAGGTATCGGAGGAAAAGTGGGAAGTTGTCAAGGGACTTTTGGAGTTTTTTGAAAAAACGCTCGCTGAAAATCCAGAAAGTGTTGGCGCCGCAATAGAGGAGTTGTTAAAGAGAAATGGCTGAAGATCCTTCAAGCGGAGACTTTACACCTGCCGGAACCGGGACTAACGGTGAGGTAATGTGGGGAGACGACTTAAAGGAGTCGTCAAAGCAAACCCTTGCTTCCTATATGAGCTCTTTGACGACAAACCCACAAACCCATAATGAATATTCAATAGGCCATTCTGAGTATGCTGAGACGTCCTATGTTGCAGCTGACGGTACCCCTGCGCCCATCCAAACCGGAGGGCAAGATCCAGATGTTGAGACATATACCGACTCGTTAGGTACTTCTTCTGCCGCTAGTGCCACGAGAACACTTTTTGATACAATGAGTAATTCTGGTAAATTTGACCAAGCTGCTCCAACAGACATCCCACTAAGCGATATCGTAGATAAAAATTCTCAAATTGACGGCCACCACCTACTATCAGACATTAAGGCCACGAGCGAACCATTTGAGCCAGGTGTTGGTGCAACTGACGGATCATCGTGGAAACCAATTCCAGCCGGCGCCCCTACTCAACAGCGAAAAATATCTCAAATTCTGCAAGGTTATAATCGTTTTAATCCTTCTGGTGCGACACCCTATATTGATGACGGCGCGTTTTCTTCTCCTGGGTCGACGCAACAGATGGGGTTTGGTGTCTACGACCCAGATGCTGAGGGGATAGACTTTGCTACATTACGTAAAGTTGCGCAATCATTGTTACTTCGTCAAACTGGCCACGCCCGTGACGAAGACGCAGACCCCGCAGACTGGAGCCAGATTGATGTTATTAATGCAACGAATGTCCAGACTGGTGCATCAAAAATATCGATTGAATTCTTAAGAACAATTAACGCATTCGGGGCTCCAAATAAACCGTTTGTGCCGACTGAGTTACGATATAGCGATAGGGATGGTAGCCCATTAGAGGCACAGAAAAGTTTTGGCGCTTTAAACTCTAATAAGGAACCGTTTACTGGTAAAAATAGACTAGCGATGCTAGCTGTCGCTGCAGAGGGTCTCGGCGCTATTGTATTAGGTGCGATTATTGTCGGTGGTGTCATTGACTTACTAGACACAGGCGGCGGTTCCATTCCGTCTAGACCTGCTGAAATGAAGTATGGTCGACATGCCGATGAGCCCCTGCACGTTCGAGTTCTAAGAGTGATGGGAGTTCCACGCACGAATCATTCGTTTGTTATGTGCGTAATTTTCGGACTTATTGAATTTGTGGGGTTAAACCCCCCGTCAGGGGACCCGCCCGAATCGGCGACGGGAAACTGGGGAGCATTTGTTACATGGTGGACAATATTCGTAGTTCCACATCTGGCCACTGCAGTTCAAAACGTATTGTGGGCAAGCGGGTATTATGCAAACCTCTTCAGAGTTATACGACGTGACATTGACCGATTCTTAGATACAGCAGGAGGAATTCCTGGTGGCGGCTCCAATCCCGCTTTAGCAATTCTGGACTTGTTACTTGCACTAAACACTTTTCCCTCATGGCGATTTTTCATGGTTCTTGCTGTGATTGGAGATTGTGCTCTTCAAAGAAAAAATCGTTCGTTTCCGCTTGGTGGCGTTGGGTCAAATCCACTTGAGAAGATGCCAAACACCGGACAGACTAGACAAGCTCAAAGTAAAATTGCAAAAGACAAAAATGCTTTAGCTTGGCGGCACAAAGCAGCTCCAGCCAGGTTTCTACTGCCCGAACAACTTACAACAGCATTCGAAGTTTTTGATATGGGTAAATCCACCCCCGCCGCTCTTTTGTCACTGGTGGGCGATTCCAAGAACGATCCTGGTTCCATGTGGCCAACTGGTGAAACTTATTGGAAAAAGAAGCAACGTAATAAAAAATTGTCATCTAGTGGAAGGCTTCCAAAGGAAATGGTGACAGCGCTTGAAAACCAGCTGGAGATTGAGTACATGCCATTCTATCTTCACGATCTTCGTACAAATGAGATCATTGGTTTACATGGCTTTTTAGAGAATATTAAAGACTCTTATTCTGTGAGTTATTCAGACTCCAGTGGATATGGTCGTATAGACAAGGTGAAAATTTATCAAAGTACCGAGCGTAGCATCAGTCTTGATTTTTGGCTTGTCTCAACATCTCCCACGGATTTTGATTCTATGTGGTTTACCGTAAATAAATTAATTACGCTGCTATATCCACAATGGTCGATGGGCAAAAGAGTCCAGGCAGGCGATAAGCATTTTGTGATGCCATTCTCTCAAATTCCCACTGCGTCTCCTATGGTTCGTCTCCGGGTCGGTGATGTAATCCGCGGTAACTATACGAGATTTAATCTGGCACGCTTATTTGGAATCTCTGAGGCGCTCGCGGCCAGCGAATCCGGTTCATCTGCTGATGACATGGCCCAACAACAGGCATTTGATATATCATTTGATGCACAATCCGGCATGGATTGGGATCAATATAATGATGAGTTAGAGACCTATCATGCTCGATATGACACTGAGCCATCTTCTCCAACAGACAGCACCCACGGATTTTCTGTTGGCCAAGAATGTACACTACTTCCAAGCGTAGACGGATATACTACGTGGGATAGAGGATCTGGTTCAGCTTCAGAGGTGCCCCCCGGCGCAGGGGCAACGCATGTAGGGTCAACGCCATTTTTGAGCCGTACATTAAGCTCGGGGAGAGTGAAAGTTCTCGAAGTGCGATGGCTCGGTCTTGCTGATATAGCGGACGGTATTGAGGCAGAGACTGTTGGGGCGATGTCAATGAGAAATTCCGGTCACAATGTAGAATATTGTGTTACATGGGTCGACCCGAACAATAACGCTGACCCTTATTCTGAGGCGCTTGAAGAAAAGGGTCACTATCATCATTACTACGTTCTTCAAGAAGATCTGGTAGCTGATATGCCTATGCCAGTGGATTTAGATGAGACCGTCACACTTGATGAGCAGATAGAGAATATAGCTGCATTTTTTAGTCCAGATAATAACGCCATTGTAAGTTCTTTCGAGGCCGCCGGCGGGAGAGGTCTTGCAGGATTCATCACTTCTTTTGATATGGATTGGGGCCTGAACTCAAATCTTTGGGACATGAGTAAGATGGGAAGAAGAGCTCCGACGGCGATGAAGATATCTATGGCATTTGCCCCGATTCATGACATTCCTCCCGGGCTAGACAATAATGGGTTCATGCGATCAATAAATTACCCTGTTGGGAATATTGCTGGTATGCTCGGTACAGATCAATATGATCAAGGTTCAGCTGGAGAAGTTCAGATGTCAACCGATGCTGGCGAATCGCGTCGAGCTGGTGGCGTCGATGCTGGTAAATTAACAAGAGATCGTTTTGTTGCGGCTGTTAATGAGGCGTTCGCGTCAGGAGGGGCTGAATAATGAAAGGTGGAGTTCGTAGATATCGTAGGGCCCCTAAGCTTAAAAGAGGGAAATTTTATGGCACATTCGATCCAGGATTTTTCATTTACAAAGCTGTACAAAGAGGACAAATATACTGCGATAGCTATGTAACAAAGCAAACAGAGCGACTTGATGTAATAGCTGGTGCCAAATATGGGGATGGAACCCTGTGGTGGATAATCGCTGCTGCAAGCGGTATAGGGTGGAATCTCCAAGTACCAGCCGGGACATATCTTTCTATCCCAAAGAGGTTATCACAAATTGAGAAACTGATAGGGTGAACGATGTCTCTTATAGATGATAAGCTGTCTTTGGCTGTTGAAAAATTAGGAAGATATTTCTCCATTGTATCAAAAGAAGATTTTGTCGCCGCGCTAGCGTGGGGTGGAGATGATGTTGGGACTTTCGGTACTGAAGACTTTGATAATGGCGATATTCTAGATCAGCTTGTACGATTATTAACGAACACCACAGAGGGTGGCGTAATCGTGAATGATATCGTCTCAGAATTAAATGATCTTTTGTCAGGAGATGATGGTACAGACAAAGCTGCGGCCGCAACTCTTTATAAGTTCGTGGGAGAGCCTGATTCGTTTGGTACAATAGATTTTGATGGTATGCCTGTTTCTAGCGTTTCTGTCAAAGATATGTGTGAGGGAGATGTAGTGAACCAGACGTTTGCCGCCCCACAGAAGGCCTCACCTAACCTAACAGCGACATGTATTTACCCTGTTAGACTTACACCCGCCAATCGAGACACAGGCGCAGTCGCTCTTTTTATGAACGCGATTCCAACTCTAGAGTTCTCCAGGTGCGTTCCATATTTGGACATCGTTATTATTTCACCAAATTCGCCTCTTAATGTTGACGGAAGTATTCAAACAATGTCTTTGATGCAATTTTTGCTAGGTCAAGCTATTCTGGATCCAGACACAGTGAACTACGATTTGGCATCCGCTATTGCTATGGATGCAGTAGGCGATTTTATAGAAAAAATGGAGGCAGCTGAAGCATCTGGCGATGAGGAGCTGTGGGAGGAAGTTGAGGCCGGTATCGCAACAGCTGGGATGGAGCTGTTTACCGCTCCCCAAACGCTAGTGCCGATGGATGAGATGTATGATGATTTTGAGGCAATCCAGGGTGACACTGACGATCCCGACGATGCACCTGGAGGAGTGGGCGGAACCAGGGGGGCTCCAATTATTGATCGAACTCGTCCATTTATGACTCTGGGGGACTTCAATATTACAGTCACTCCATCCAGAGGGATGATGTCTCATAAGACTGCCGAACTAAGCTTAACGCTCCATGATCGGTCAAGGCTTCAAGAAGTCGCAGAGTTTGTTAAGCCAGACCTTTATGGCAGAACAGAACTTATGATTACGTATGGATGGTCTCATCCTGATGATTCCGGAGCTTCCGCGGATGATGGTACACTTTCTGGAAATTTTTACGGTACGTTTTTAAATGCGTTAAAAGTTACGGAAAAATATGGGATCATTAATAGCTCTTTTTCGTTTGACGAAGTAGGTCAAGTTAAAATCAAATTAAAGCTTTCTATGAAAGGTGTCTCTCAAGTTGATACTACAAGTATCAGCAAGGGTGAGGGCGTCGACGATATTATGGAAACAATTCGTGACTTAACAGAGGCAATTTCAGTTTTAAAAAGAGAAATATTGGGGGATTCATCTGACTCTGCATCAGATGTGAGTGGTGCTACTTTTCTATCGTCAGCATCAGACACTAGTGGAGCATTGACAATAGATAAAGACACATCAAAGGCTATTGCTGCATTTTTAGATAGTCATAGAAATGAGGAAGAGGGAAGTCCCGTCGACGAACTCACCGATAACCTTACCGAGCTTTTTGGTTCTGACGGTACCGGAGGCGTCGTCGCGGATGCGAAAAATACTATTGCTGCTGCTGTCGCTGATAAATTGAACAAGGCAAAAACTCTGCGTGCTAATCAGGATGACATATCAGAAACCAGAAGAGATCCATTTGCTAGAACTTTTACCGGTGCGGGTGGATCTACGGAATTTGTTGATATTCAGTTTGATGATTCCAAATATATAAGTCTTGGCGCACTTATGCTATATTTTGTTGGAAAACCGCTAGCTGCGACACACCGATTTGACGAGGTACAATTTGTTTTTTACGCTTTTAACGATAAATCGACATACCTAAGCGATTCAAATATTTCCGAATTCCCCATTAAATTTAGCGAATTTGAGAAGAAATTTAAAGAGCTCACTGAGACTAGCGCGAATATTCCATTGTCTCGTTTTATCAGTATGTTAAACACTGAATACGTCCATAACCAAGCTGCTCCAGTTTATGGTCTGACTTCGTTATATGAAACTGATGACGAGGGCAATAGCAAAATGAAAGAGTCGTTCACGGAAGATGCGACTGAGCTATACAACGAGAAGGTGAAACGTCTAGAAGATGCATACGGTGTCAGCGAGGATCAAGAATTTAAAATGCCCAGAGTGGCGA